CATACACCGCCTGCACAATGGCCGGGTGCTGACGCAGCTTGGTAAATGCAGCCTGCCCAAAGGTCGCCACATTAGGCCGATATAGAGGGATGTCCAGCGCCGCCAAGATCGCGTCCAGTGGGTTGCTGTTCGTGAAATCGCTCCACTGGCTCGTGCCGCTCAGCGTCGCGGTGTTGCCACCATAGTTGGCCGCATTGAATACTTTGCCAGCCACCCGCACCTCGCGGTCCAGCAACACCAGCTTTGTCAACAGCATGGTGCTGATGTCCAGCGGGTTGATCGGCCCACCGCGCTCTGGTTTTTGCATGCTGGCCCAGGCTTCAATTTCGTCATTGGGCACCACGTCGTCCAGGCCAAAGTCCTGCGTTTCATCGTTGATCAGCGTGCCGGTGAAATCCACCTCGGTCGGCGTGCTCTTACGACCCACCAGCGTTTGCGGAACGGTAAAGCCCTGTGCAAGGTCATATGAGCTGTAAGAGAACTTCTTGGCCACCGGAATGCGCGGCATCACCTGGTCAGCGATCAATGTCACAGCCGGGTTGCTGTACATCATCGCAATTGCCGTCATCGTCGGGTTGACGGGGAACGAAGTCGTTGCCATAGGTTGTTACTCCAGAAAAATGGGTTGCTTAAGGAAAATTCAGTCGGCTGGCTTATCAGCCCTGCATCAGACCCGGCTCAATCGAGTACCGGATCACGTCGCCTGCGGCACTGGCCGACTCATCGGCAAAGCCTGCAATGCGCGCATTCACACCCGCTGCTGGTGCCGCTGTAATCGCCCGGCCAGAGGCATCAGACGTGATGGGCGACCCGCGCACAATCGCTGCACCGGCTTCCACCCAGCCAATGCCCGCCCGGCTCACGTCCTGGCGCTCCCCGATGGCCGCGCCAGACTCCATGCAACTACCAATGATGAAATCGGTCGAGGCAGATGCTTGCAAAATGCCTCGGTCGGTAGCGCCATACTTCACCAGACGGTTCACCACAATCGCACCTTCTGCCAGGTGATTGGTGACCAACAAAATATTCGACATGGGTTACTCCAGAAAAATGGGGTTGAAGGGGATGTCAGGCGCGACGGCCAACATGAGCCACGGCTTCCGCCACGCTCACGGTCACACCTTGGTCGGCCTGCTCTTTCATGTAAGAGCGCGCTGCATCGGCCAAGGCACCAGCGTTATTGCTATCCACACCAGGCGCGTCGTCAGCAGCCACTTGCTGGCCCAGCTTCACCAGTGGCTTGCGTGCGGCCATGAAATCAGCAAAGAACTGCGCAGGCGTCTTTTTGACCTCGCTCTTGTCACTGGCGCTGAAACTGAACTCACCACCGGCACCGCTTTCCAGCGACCCCATGAACTCAGCCAGGCCAGCCTCCTCAGCCGGGGTTACCAGTCCTTGGGCCTTCCAACCGGTGATCTGTGCACCAATGCGCTCAGCCTGGCGCTCACCGCGCAACTTGGTCAACTCGGCCTGACTGGCCGCAAAGTCGGCGGCCGCCTTGTCCTCGGCTTCTTTGCGGGCTTGGGCCGCTGCAGCGTCAAGCTGCTCTTGGGTAAATGACATAACTCCTCCGGTTTGGGTTGGTGTGGAAAATTGGGGGGCAACTGACTCAGGGGCTTCGCCCTCGGCTGCGTTCTGAAACTCCTGGCGTGCTTGGGTTGCAGCTTCCAGGGCGCTGTCTATCTGCCATTGCGGCAGCGCGGCGTCAGCGGCTTCCAGTCCATCCTTGGCAATCATCTGGTCGCGCAGGCCGCGCAACAGCCGTACAACCGACTCCAGGCCCCACACCAGGCTGTAGCCGGGCGCGGCAAACTCAAAGCAGGCATCCTCATCAGCAGAAAATTCAACGGGTGGCAACCCATCGATGGCAGGTGGCACCGCACCCAACCAGCCGATATGACGCACCCGCCAGCCAAACTTGCGATCCTTGTAAACAGACAAGGATCGATTGAAATAGGCCCCAGACTCGACACCAGCCTCAAACGCGGGATTGATCTTGGTGAACTTGGCAAACAGGTCTTTACCGTCGCGCTTGTAGTCCTGCACCTGCGCATAGGCAGGGGCTGTGTCTTTGGGGTGCCCAATCACCGCAGGTGCAGCACCCAATTTGTGATTGGCGACCATCTCATCAAGATCAGCCAGGCTGAACGAGGCGGGTCGCCCCTTGCTATCAATGTGGTCGCCCGCTTCAAACACCTTCACCCAGCCGCGCAGGCCTTTTTTTGGTGCAGTGGGGGTGGGCTGCTTATTGGGGGTTGGTACAGGTTTCGTCATGCCCTGTACTTTGCCGGGCATAGGGCTTCAGGTCATGGTGAAACACTTCACCACATCAGGCACAACAAGCTTTTGGAATATGGCCCGTGGCGGGCCTTGAGGCGCTTTTGGCTCCGGATGTACCGGGCTTGTTCCAAAAGGCGGTTTTAAACGGGTTTGCGCGGCTTTTAAACAGCGTTCGGTCCGTTGTCTGATCCCAATGCAGAGAATAAAGCAGCTTGCCGTGCTTTTTCACAGTAGTCCGACAAATTGGTATTGAGCACCGACAGCAATTGGGCCAGGTCACTTCGACGCAACTGCGGCAGTCCCTCATCGCCCGTGGCTTTCTCACACATGGCCAATTGTTCAACAGCTCGGTATGCACCCAACTGACTGTCCAGTGCATCCACTGCATCGACTACCTGGAAGGCGCGCTGCTGTTGGCTGGTCTGCACAAGGATGGCCGCAACCATTGGCGGCGTCACGTTTTGATGCGAATTCAAAGAAGGCTCCCATCGTTTCAAATCCACCCATAAGGGCGGCGACTCGAACGGGTGTGAGAGACCGGGAGACGCGAGAGCGATCCGGCAGGAGCTTGCGCTCCTCCCATTCGAGCCGCCAAAAATTGGTGCACGAATGAAGAAGCCGCAAACTTGCGGTGCTGCGGCTCCTGCCGCGTCTCTAGGGACTCTCACATCCCATCACCCCTTTTTTTGAGGTGACGTTGAAATTATCTCATCTAGACCCGCTCATCCCGAACGGATCATTCGCCTGGCCCGCATAGCTTTTTGGGGCCGGTTCCTCCTCAAACAAATCCATGGTGAGGGTATCGGTGCTATCCGCATGCCCTCCAATGATGTTGATCACATGGCGGCGGCTGTACCCCACTGCCTCGGCTGTTTCATCCACCGTCAGACCCTGCTCACGGCACTGTCGCACCTGGTCATGCCGCAGCTCCCGCAGGTACGCATCACCCTTGGGTAGCTCAATCGTCTCGCCTGCGTATTCCGCCACCAGTCGCCCAAAAGCCTCCTCACCCAGCGCCATGCGCAGTGGGTGATCAGCCCGTGCCTGCTTGGGCACCGACACCCGCGCCCCACCATGCATGCCCACAAGGCGCAGCGCGTCAGAGTCACCCAGCACCCGCGCCAGCTCACGCAAAGCAGCGGGCATGGCTTGCGGCTTGATGGTCAGCTTGGGGGCTGGGCGACTCATTTGGTTTGCACCTCATCGAGCAGGCTGTAGATCGGCCAGTAGTAGTCAAACAAGGCGGTGATGCCCTTGGACTTGGCACCGTTCAACGAACCCAGCATGTTGACCAGGTCGTCACGCTGGCCAATCGTCAGTGTTTCAATATCCAGGGCCTTCACGGCGGCCTGCAGGTATTGCGGCAGATACCGCATCGCCCAGGCTTTAAGTGCCTCAATCACCGCGTAGTGGTCAGCCCATTGCAGCGCGTCCACCTTGACCATGCGCTTCACATAAGCGGCCAGCGCCGCCTCGCTAGGGTCACGCACCTGGCCCAGCGCGTGCAGCATCAGCCACAGGGCGCGCACCTTGCGGCTCTGCGCATCCTGGGCCAGCGTGCGGGTCTGCTTGGACTTCATGCTCGGTTTGACCTGAAAGCCCTTGGCTTTGAAGTGTTTCAGCAACTTGTCACGCCCGGCCGCGTCCAGATCAGCAGCACTGATCGCACCAGTGACGGTGTGCAGCACGTGCTCATAGTCAGCACGGCTCAAGCCCAGCGTGGCCTTGGCCAGGTGGATCAAGGCCAGCTCGCGCTTGCGATGTACATCAGTTGCGGCCTTGCTCATACTGTGACCGCTTTCTTGGCTGTATGGGGCTGGGCGGCACAACTGCCAGGCTTGCCGACACAGACGTACATGTCGAGCAAGCCCAAGGCGCTCGCCAGCCAGGCCACCAGGTAGACGTAGCCAATGACCTTGGCGATAGTGCTCATTTCCGGCCCCAGACGCGCCAGCCGGTGGCAGCAGACCAATGCATCAGCGGTGGGCCAGGCAGCTTTGGAGCAATCACTCGCAACGTCACCCGCTTGTCGCCCCGAAACAGCAGCTCGGCTGCTGTCTTGACCCGGTCTTCATCAGAACAGTCAAAGTCCAGCACATCACGCCATGCACCCTTTGTATTCATCTGCAGGCGGACAGGGCGATGTGTTTGAACAGGCGTGCTCATGACAGCAACCCCTGCTGAGCCATGCCCCCAACACCGCGCTGCAGCTGAGCTTGTTTGCCCGACACGAATCCGTTCTCAAGATCGTTATCGCGCACATTGCGGCCGATGCTTCGGTCCACGGGCTTCACCGTGGTCATGTCGCCATGCTTTACCTGCCAGTAGGACTCAAGCAGTTTGTCATTGACATCACCGTTGGCAAACTTGTCCAGCAGCTCGCGCACACCATAGGCCCAGCCAAGCGCGAACTGATCGCCACGCGCTGTCTTGGTGATGCGTTTGCAACTGCCTGGCTGTTTGCTGATGTGATCAGCGCGTGCTTTGGCACATTGACGCGAGAGCACCTCATACGCATAGCTGGCCACTTCGGCGGCAGCACCCACACCAATGAACACGAGGCTGCGGTGTTTCACCCAGCGCCCGCTGGGAATCTGGCGGGGACCCACGATCATGTATCGCTGACATCCAAATGCCTCTGCAACGATTGCAAACAAGGCAGACTCCCACTTGACGTGGGCTTGGCTGACTGCGGACACCTCCGATTCGGTGATGTCAGCTAGCGACACATCGGTTTCGGTCACACTGTGCTCAGCCATCAGCTTTTGCGCCTGGCGCATGGCTGCAGCGGCTTCGTGCGGGTTCTGGCTCTTCGCCAGCGCCAGGCACTTCTTGATCTTCTGCAGGGCCTGATCGCGTGTCATAGCGCCGCCACGTCCAGAGAGATCGGCACGTAGTCACCGGCGGTCTCATCGAGTTCGTAGAACCGGATGTATGGCTTGGTGCTGTGCACCTTCATGCTGTCACCGATGGCCGCCATGGCGCGCTGCCACTTTTCGTCGTCGATCTTGAGCGTGCGCAGGTTCAGAATACGGCCCACATTCACCGCACCTGCCTTGTCCACCTGGAAGGCGTTGTTCACCAACACCTTGATGTTGTCGTTGCTGCCCTTGCTCCATGCTTTCACACATTCATCCACCAGTGCCTTGGCGGCCTGCAGGCGCTCATCAAACACGATGGAGTCCTGCATGGTGCGGGTGATCTTGAAGCGGCCATCAAACGAGACCAGCGAGACGTTGCCCTTCTTGCCACCCTGCTTCACGTCATATTTGTCCAGGCTGGTCTCAATGAAGGTCTGGACTTCCTGCATGGCACAGAGCTTGAAAGCCAGCAAGTCGGCGCTTGCCTTCTTAGCTGCCTCGGCAAGGCCGGTCACACACTGGTGGCGCAGCTTGTCGATTTCCTTGATCTTCGACACCGGCACCAGGGAGCCATTGGCATCCTTCCAGTAGCCAGGGGGCACAGCTTCTTTTTGTTCGTTCATGGTCAATTCCTTTTCAGTTGTAAAAATCAGGGTTTCTTGCCTTGCTTCAGGGCTTGCAACAGGGCACGCGACTCGGCAGGCACAGGTGCGGCTTTGCTCGCATCGGCATTCCTCTTGGCCAGCTCAGGGTCAATGCCACCAAACACCTGATCCAGTGCCTGGCCCATCGGCAAGGTCTGTCCGCGCACCTGGTAGGTGGCGGCGGATGTGCGGCGCTGGGCCTCGCTTTGCGCCTCTGCGATGGCCTCGGTCTTGTCAGCCAGGCTCATCAAGATCGAATACAGATAGGCGTGCCCCTTCATCGGCAAATCCAACTTACCGGCATCGCGTGCGGCCAGCATCTGGTCAATGCCTGCCTCCCACACCTTCAGGGGCACCTGCCAATCGCGCCCACGGTGGGTGATGGCTCGGCGCTCCAGGTCGGGCAGCAGCTGCAGCACGATGCGCACCTGCTTGCGCAGGGTCAGGCTGGTCTTGGGTGGCGTGAACAGGCTGATGTAGCGGCCCACAGCAGCGCCCACAGGTGTGCTCAGTGCCAGCAGGCGCACCACAGCGGCGCGGTCATCCGCATCGACCAGCAGGTGGGCGATGTTTAGGCCGGTGCCACACACCGGGCAGCTCAGATCAGTGTGTGACATAGAACCACCTCACGCCGACCAGCGCCAAAACGATCAAAACCACCACAATCTGCGCCCGATGCAGCGCTTTCAGGGCGGCGTGCTCATCCTCCAGGGGGTAGACATCAGTCCGCCATTTCGGCCCTTGAATCACGCCTGGCGCAAACGGGAAAGTGGGCTGCGGGTAAGCCTCTCGGGCCACGCCGGGCCGGTCGGTAAACCGGCGCTTCGGGAGAAGGCTGGGGCAAAGGCCCTTGGCCGCAATCTCGGCATGACCCTGGCAAGCCGTGTCGTTACACGCCAGCAGGTCATAGTCTGGGCAGGCGCTCACGTCGCTGCAATGGCGGCTGTTACACACGCCCAGCTCATGACAGGTGCGGGGCTTGCTCATGATGCACTCCTGCGTGCTTTGCCACCCGACACGCTGATCAGCTTGGCATCCGGGAACAGGTCCATCGCCCGCGCCAATGCATCCATGCGGTGGTAGTACAGGCCGTGGTGCTCACCGCGTGAGCCGTCTGGCATCCTGATCACCACCCGGCACGCCAGCAAGGGGGCAGGTGCATTGGCTGCGGCCTGCGGGGCAGCTACTGCCATCGGTGCGGCCATCATTTCGCCACCTCGGCACGTGGATTGACCATGAACAGCACGCTGGCGGCAATCGTCTCAATCATCCGGCTGGTCAGCGGCAGGCCACCCATGCCGTAGTCCCGCACAGCCGGAATCAGGTTCTCATTGAGCACACGGGCGCTGCCGTCGC